CCTCTGCGCGCTGTGCACGGTTCAGCGGGGATTCATAACTGATCTCTACCTGCCCACCACGGTCCATCATCGCTTTAGGCATAGGCGGGAGCATGCCGGCGTTACCGAGGATATCCAACTCGCGCTCAATCATCGGGCCGAGTTGCTCGGACTGCCAGCGGCCCATGGTTGGAGCCAGCAGCTGGCCCTTCTCCTGAGCGCGCAGCATGGCCTCGGTCGCTGTCATGTTCGGCTGATCGACAAGGATCTGGAACAGAGTCACGAGGAATGCATCTTGGATGATCTTGCGCTTCTGGTCCTGTAGCTCGATGCCAAGCGGGATGTTGCCTTGCGTGGACAGCGGCTGAACCAATGCCTCCCCGCGATCACTCAGGTAGCCATAGTTCAGCGCGTTAGGCCGCACGTTGAACGGCTGTAGCGCGCCATCCTCACTAACCAGCAATGGAGGCTCAACCATGCGCTGGGCTGCACGCATGATGGTCTTCTCTTGCTCGTTGAGCATCTTGATGTCAGGCAGCACCAGCATCGCCGGGGAGCGGCCATAGACTTCGCCTGGAGTGGTGATGTAGCGCCCAATGCTGTACGGCATCGTGCGGTAACCGCCTTCATCTACGGTGGCGCGGCAGTCAACAGACACGTAGACAGAGCGCCAAGCCATGCCCTTCCAGCTACGGTCGCCACCTTTTCGCTCTTTGTTCTCATAGACGCAGTGGATGAACTCGGTCTTCTCGTCAGCCTGCGGGCCTTCGGACTTGTTCACGATGGCATCAGGAAGTGAATCCTTGCCGAACATGTCAACGGCTTGACGATTGGTCAGCTTGAACCGGCGATGGACGCGGTTGATGATCCCCGAGAAGTCTTCGGCGATGAACACCTCAGACAGAGGGATTGCCCGATAGCGCAGGGATTCCCCCATCAGCTCATCAACGAAGATGACGCCAGTGCCAAACGCGCCATTGCTCAGGTACGCCTCATGCTGCTGGCTGGCGAAGTTGGCCTTTGGCGCATAGCGAGCGCGGAACAGGACATCAGTGACCGCATCAAGATACCGCTGAACCTCGGAGTTCTCCTGAAGCTCTGGATCTGGAACGCTAAGACGATGCCAGCGCTGCGTGCGCGGAGTTAGCATTGCTTCCATTGCAGCGGCGAATCTGGTCAGCGCCAGCGCAGGAGTCGACTCAAACACGCGCTCGGTACGTTTCTCGCCCCCAGGCTTATCTCCCTGGAACAAGGCGCGGTCAGGCCAGATGCGCTCAGCAATCTCCTGCCAGTGGGAATCCCAGATGCCACGGCACCCCTTCATGCGCTCCTGTTCGCGGATTACCTCTGATGCGCGGTCATCTTCGCCCTTATTCATTCGGCTGGCTCCGGTTGCTCAACAGCGCCGTAACGGGTATCCCAGCATGGGTGACTGAACCCATGCTCAACAATGACCACGTATTGGATATCAGAGTCACTGTCCTTGATGGCCTGAAGCGTATCAACAGCAACAGCCAGCGATTCGGCCTCATGCTCATGCGCAACGATGCCAGGACCATCAGGGCCTTCAGGGTAATACGCAATGGTGGTGTATTTGAATGTCATGGTCATTGCCCCAGCAGTGTCTTGGCCGGTGCCGTTGTGGCATTACCGGTTGAGCCTAGTGGAGTTCCACCAGCAAGGATTGTGGCGCTGCGACCGCGACGACGCAGTTGGGCGTCCTGCTCATCCTGAGCGCGCACATCGTCATCAATCGCTACTTCCGGCTCCTGCACGACGGCAGGAGGCTTTGGTTTCTGTGCGCCGCCAAAGATACCACCCATGATTAGCTCCCCAGCAGCGACTTCTGAGCCGTGCTTACTTGGTTGAAGTTGGTGTTCGAGAGGACAGTCGATTGTCTACCACGGCGGCGAGCCATTGCGCGAGAGGCGTCTTCAGCCACAACAGCATCGTCTATTGTCGGCGCTCGCTGGACTTCTGGAAGCTCAGCCTCAGGCGTATAGCCGAGGATGTTCTTCTCCTTGTCGCCAGTCAGCGTAGGCAGGCCAGCCTTCTCCAGAATCACATCGCCGCCACGCAACGGATCAAACTTCTTGATCTTCTTGCCCAGCGCGCCAAATGCATTGCCGTTTAAACCACCCATATGTCACCCCAGGATGTTGTAGTTCGACTCGGCGTATTGCTGCCGGCGCACTGTCGGAAGTTTCTTCCGGATTATAGCCTTACCCTCGCCGCCACCGATAAGCATATATTCGGCGGCTTCGCAAACGTGGGAATAGATGTTCTTGTTCGGAACATCTTTGAAGCGTTCATCGCCTGCTACTTGGATGCGTTCATAGTGGAAGCCGCCGGCCATACCCTTGCGCAATGTCTTGCAGTCGGGGTGAATCAATATCCCTGGCTGACCGTCTACAAGGCGCATGAGCGGCACGTTCATCGAGTCGCGACGGATTACCGGGTCATTGGTGAACGTCGGCGTCAGGCCTATCCCGTGCTTGCGCATGATGAGGAATGGCGTGTTGTCGTCAGTCTGTGCCCGGTTGTCACCAGATGGATCGCCCTTCATGGCCTCGAACTCGTAGTCAGACAGGTGACGAGCGATGAACTCATTGAGTACCGAGCTGAACTCAGTAGCGCCCATGTCCTCTGTCACGATCTCATGCCTGATGCGCCATTGACCCATAGGCGTCTTCTGACCGATCACGGCTGCCGGTGTCCGCCCGAAGTCAACGCCCATGAACAATGGCAACGCAGGGTTAAGCTCGAACTCAGCACAGTGAATGCTGTCCACGTAATGCGGGTAGATCGGCTTGCCTTCCGCGACGAAGCCATACTCATTGGCAAGGTTGACCGAGATCCAGTCATCGGACTTGCCCTGTGCACCATTGATGTAATACCCAGGCGGCAGGTTGACGATGTTCTCAGCCAAAGGGTTGAGCGCCCACTTCTGTCGGCCATTAGCATCAACACCATCTTTGACCAACCCCCCAGGCTGGCGCAGGAATGTCCACCCCTCAGGCTTGATCTCTTCAGCCAGCTTGTAATACCAGTGGTCATCGTCCGGGGCGTTGGTATCGCCAATCATCCCGTGCCAAGTGGGACCGCCATCCATAGCTGAAGGGTATCTACCATGACGCAGGTCGCACATGTCAACGACCTGCTTATTCAGTTCCTTGACTTCGTTTAGCCAGAAGCCAGTAACCTGCATGCCTCGCAACTTCTTGACCGCATCTGGACGGTCCAGCGCGAGGAAGATGATTTCAGCCTGGACCTCAGTGCCGTCATCCAGCAGGAAGTTCAGGTCTTGATGCGGCGGTTCCAGTCCGCCGCCCACGAACTTGCCCAAGTCGCCGTAAAGCTCAAGCCAGTCCTTGATGGTCGTGCTCATCAGGTCAGGGTACGTGTTACGCACCGCACACCAGCGAGACTTCCTGACGTTCTGCGCATTCGGCTTCTGATCGCACATGAGGCCGAAGGTCTTCTGACAGGACTCAATGGTCTTGCCAGAGCCTAGCGGCCCCATGATGAACGTAACGCGGGATCGAGACGCCTTGTACTTGGCTAGTGTCTCACCCTGCGCCTTAGTTCTGAATTCAATCGTCTGCTGCCGGCTCATCTTTGCGCCCCGTCAAGTCTCGGACAATGACCATTGGAAGGCCGGTGTTGTTCACTTCAACCTTGTCACCATATCTGCGCTGCGCCCTTCGAGCAGCAACCCACTTCAGCGCATCAATCTTCACCCTGTCAGATGCAGCTGAGTCAGATGTGCAGGCCTGAGCAGCCTCAATGATGTCAGCCTCAAAGATATCCGCTGCGAAGTCCCGCGCGCGCATGTACTGCTCCGAGAAAGGCTCCTCCTGAACCATCCTCAGCATTGTTCCCATACTCATGGAGAGCTCGGCTGAAACTTGTCTCAGTGTCTTCCCTTCAGCAATAAGGTCGCACATCTTCGTTACGCGAGACTGGACCTCATCCACTGGAAGTGTAGGCCTTCCCATTACACACCCACCGGGCCGTAGCCTTGCTTGACCATGATCGTTGTGCCTTCCATGGAGAACTCAGGGGGGAGGAAGGTAACGAGCAGATGGTCGTCGATGTAATACGATTCGTTCTTGGTGTTCATGTCGACGGTGTGCGTCAGCCTGCCTTTCATCTCGACAAGATCTTCCTTGCTCAGAGACTCTTTCCCCAGATACTGACCTAGGGCATTGATGATCTTTTGGTCTCTGCGGCGGACAAGGCCTTCAGCTGCTTCGCGCATAGCCTTTTTGCGGATGTCGCCCGCTTCATCGATAGCAAAGTCGCTTGGTTGTAGTGCCCACGGCGATTGTTGCGTGCAAGGGGTCATTTGACTTGTCCTTTAGAGAACGACTTCAGTGTCGCGGAATGTATAGCGGAAGGTTACAACACCTGCGCCGACGTCTGTGTTGGTGATTTGCAGGACGTAGCGCGTGTTCTTCTTGAGGATGTAGCGTTCCGACTCAGATACCAAGCCGATCTGCGCGTTACCCGTACCAGCACCAGCGAGAAGCTTTACGGTTGCCACTGGGTTGCCAACGATGGTTGCCGTTGGCGCTGCCGAGAAAATACTTGGCGCCGCACCACCAATCTCAAAGTTCCTGTTGCCAGATGGGATCGGCGTGCCTCCGGACCAAGTTACCTCATACAGTGCGATGTCAGCGCTGTTCAACGTCGAGTTGTAATACCGGTCAAGGAACTCAACTGGACGCGATCCCGTGAGGAAGCCGACAAGGTAGGTGCCGGCGGCGGCAATGCTTGGAGACGTGTGCGGGACGCTGAACAACTTCCCCTCAGCCAATGCTTGTTCGGTTGCATTCTTGGTCTGAATAGACATTGCTTGCTCCCTTACCGCTGCTTCAGGCAGACGGTTGTGATGTAGGTTTGAAGCCCTTCTATTTGGGCGCGCTGTCTTTCGATTCCGGATCTGAGATTGAGATAATCCCGTTGAGCGGAATCAGTAAGTCTTGGGCTGGCGTCATCAGGCTTGCCGATGGGCCTGGAATCTCCGGATCTGTACACACAGGAAGCGTTGACTGACAGCCGACGCTTACCATCAGCAAGATCGCGAGACAGCTGATCCTTGTCCGATTGTAGCGCTTTGAGCCTGTTGTCGTATTCATCATTAACCGCCTGAGTGTCTTTGTAGAGCTGGCGTTGAATGGTCAGGGTTGATTGCAGCGATTCAGCCTTGGCGTTCGCGCTTTCAAGATTCATTGCTGTCTGCTCAAGCTCAGCCTGCGCATGCTCCAGCTGGATCAGTGTCACGCCGAGAATTGAGGCCCCGGCGATTACAAGCCAAAGCCACAACGGAACGGCGCGCAGCAGGGCTATCACGCTAGCGCCCTTCGTATTCCCTCATTTACGACAGCATCTGGATATATATACCCGGAATTTTCATGAAGAATTATTGCATTTACGACAGCTTTCAGCGTCTTCGGATCAGTCAGATCGATCTCGCCTGTCGAATCCTTGCCTGTCGCCGCTTTAACGCTGGCCTGCACTGACCGGACGTAAGCGCCGGTATCGTTCTCTTTCGGCGGCGCCCAGCGGTTGATGATGGCCTGCACCGTCTTCAGGTTGTGCTTCGTGTAGTAGGTCAGCAGCAGCTTACCCAAGGCACGAATACCGTTTTCGGCAGTGTCAAACCGGGCGAACCTTGACTCAAGCGCCTTGTTTACTGGCAGCTCGCCGCGCCACTTGTTGGCGACGTTGTGATCGATATTGCCAGGGTTCCGATTCCTGACGCCTCTGGTCTCTGTCATTGCGCCACCTTCTTGGGCTTCGTAACGCCGATCAGCTGCATGACAAGCAGCCCAATCAGTACAACATCAATCGCCATCTGAGCCAGCCAGTCATTGCGCTGGAAGAAGTCGATCAGCGCCATCTGTTCAACGGATAGGCCCAGTGACCATGCCATCGAGAACACGAGAACGGTTCTGGTCCTGACTTCCTTGGCCAGCACTACCGCGATCAGGTCGATTGCGGCAAATGCAATATACCACTTGGCCAGGAAGTAGGCGTCTGCCGAGCCAACCCATGGCGGGATAGCCGAATCGATCAGCAGGAACCCGAGGAAGTGGAAGAGGATCGCGATCATCAGGTCTTACCCAAGATCGTGCGGCGAATCTTCTCTTTGTCTTCCTGCTCTTTGGTCTTGGCGTAGTAGTCGTTGCCAGGCTTCTTTGTTGATTCAACCTGTTTGCGCATCAGGGGAGCCTCTGAAGTAGTTTTTTAGGGAAGAAGGTTGCCAGATTGCCGTTGGCCCAAAAGACGATAGCTAGGATGAACAGCATCTGTCCGGGGAGGTACATGCCTTCAGCTATTGGATCGCTGGATAGCATGGCTGCAAGGATTCGACCAGCTTCAGCTAGGTTAAGACCGGCGAACATTGCTGCGACTAGGCCAACCACTTGCCGGTGCTTACCGCGACCGTGAGCCGTGTACGTGAAGATACGAACGAAGATCAGGAAGTGGCACAGCCCCCTGATCGACAGGAAAATAAGGGGGATTACTGGCGATTCACTCATTCGGAGCCACCTTTTTTGATGCTGAACGGGATGAACTTCGCTACAAACGAGATCCACTTAGGTGTTGGACCTCCCGAAAACCATCCGTGCAGCGAACCAAACACAGTTGACCCCAAACCCGACGAAAGGAGGGCCACTACTGGGCCATATGCTCCTAACTCTCCATGGCTCATCAGCAAGACGCCGACGATATATCCAAGAACGTAACTGCCAAGACCGAAGAAGATCTTCGTCTGTAGCGGGATAGTGGCCGATACAGCCAGCATCATCGCAACACCACCGGCTGAGGCCAGAGCTAGGTTCTGATCGAACACCAAGGCCAGTCCGGCAGTACCCACTCCGGCAGCAGTTGCCGCGATTACTTCTCCACTCATTGGCGGCTCCTGGTGAATTCGATCACGTTTGACGGAGTATATCACTAGGCCAGTCTGTGTACGATTTTTGAACACCCATAAAAAAGCCCAGTTTTGGCTGGGCTTTTTGTGTTGCGCCGGAGATTTGAGCATCGTTGAGAGGCTTACCGGATTGAGGCGTTGGTTGTTCGGTGATAGGGCTATTCCAAGTGCGGCGCATGCGGTCAACCGTTTCCAGCCCCCTGCCTTTTCCACCCTATCTGACACCTGCTACTCATTTAGGCTTGCGCCGAATAGACCTCGGAATTTTTCTCGTGGCTCCGAGTCCACTATTTCCGGTTGATATCGCCACTTAGCTGCTCGTGGCTACCAGACGTCCGCTTACGGCGGCGAGTCAAAGAGCATGGCCCCTTACGAGGGCGAGGCGGCAGGCCTGGAGAGCTGAGGAAGTCCGATGCCTAACTCAGCCGCCGGGACCAGCGGCGTTACCTGCGTGATAGATGCTACTGGTCTGGTGTTGCGGTTGCAAGTAGTGCTTTCAACTCTCTGACCTTGGCGCGGTAGTGCGCTTTGATCGCTTTCAGGTCTTCGATGGTGTGATTGCGTGGTTCGTGGTCTGCCTCAAGCGCTTCAACCGCTTCAAGGCCGATCCGTTCAATAAGTCCGACTCGGAAGCCTTCTGAAACCGTACTGCCTTTCCGGGCAAACTTGAACGATCCTGCATTACAGCCTTTGCATTGCAGCCAGATGTTATTTGGCTCCATGCGCAGCTCTGGTCTTGCCCCCTTACCGAGGAAATGGCCAGCATCGAAGGCGCCCCCAGTCTTCCATCCCTGCGCCGCGATAACATGCTCCTGAGATTGGCCGCAGCTTATGCAACCACTGCCAATGCTCAGCTCATAAAGTCGCCTGTAATCCCTTACGGCCTGCTCAGCTTCTTTGATCCACTGAGATCGAGTCTTTATCTTCTCCTTCGCCTGCCTATGCTCTGCGCGCTCCTGAGTCTTAATGGCCTTCGCAGCTTTCTGCTTGAACCCACTAGACAGCGCTATGGCGCATGGAACGCCACAGGCTGACTGGAGGGGCCGAGAGGGCATGAACTCGGCTCGGCAGGACTTGCACTTCTTTGGCTTCATGGCTCCTTGCTCATGGCGTAATCGATAGCCGCATCAAGGCCGCGCTTATCTGACGAGTCCAAATTTATAGATTCAGGATCATTCCCAATGTGCATGTCGCGCAGCCAGCGATATCGATCAGAATTTTTCCTGAATCTTGCGCACTCATGATGAAGTTGATCGGCCTCATTTCGCAGAGATCCGTTCTCGGCCTTGAGCTGGTCGCGCTCAGCTATCAGCGCCAGCATGCCATCGCGAGCTGAAACCATGAACTTCGCAAAGTCGGCAGTGCATATCTCAACATAGGTCGGCCCATCGTAGTCGTAATCCTCTCCTTCTAGGCGGAAAGGCTTTCCGTAGACACAGTAGAACCCAGTCGATCCACCGCCAAGAGATTCGCCCGAAGGGCCGTTGAAGAATGGCTCAGTGTTGCTATCCCAATCTAGATCAGCTGGAAAGGCCTCGGCCAGCCTCTTCAACTCTGCGTAATCGCTCATATCCCCACCGCCAGCGTACCCAGCACGCACAGAACGCCAGCAGAGAAGCTGGCAAAGATGATTAGGAGTCGGATTATTGATTGGGTGGTCATGGCATTGATCCCCCGATCTCTGCGGCGGATCGAACGATGGCGCGGCGGGCAGCGGCCATTTTCCCCGACTGGTCATGTGGCGGTTTATCAGGATCGTACTTGTAGTGCTCGCAAGCCTTGGTTCGTCGGTATCCAAGCGCGAAGGCCTGCATTTCATTCAAGTACGGGCGAACAGTCAGCCCGGTCGTGGCCGCCAGACGCAGCGCGTCGCCATCGTCGGTGAGTGGCGACCATGCGGAACCATCTCCGATGAATGCGCCGGCTGTCTTGCCCCAGCGCAGGATAGTGATGCCCGCAGCCTTTGCCGCCATCTCAAGCAATTCGCGATCTTCTTGACTGCTCACAGTAACACCGCCAAGCCCATGCCAACGACGAGCATCAAGAGGAGGAAGTAGATCGCTTGGCGCAGGATTAGTTTGAAAAATGGAGCTGTAGGGTCAGGAGCTAACTTCAATTCCATATAATCAAGACGGAATGGTTCTTCTGCATAGTTATCGACCCAGCGCACATCTGTAGCAATTCCTTCTGATGGAAGGGCGTTTACACCAAAAGGGAATTCCCACTTCTCACCGTTCAGTGAGTTTCCGCCGCCATCAGTGATGTTCAGGCCTTCAATGCGTGCCTTGGCTATTTGAGCCTGCAAATCACTAACGCCTTCTTCAAGGATCTGGATTGTCGTTGAGAGCATGTTCGCGCCCTCGCAATCGAACTCATAGCCAGACAGCTCGCAATCCTTGCCATCGATGGTCAGCGTGCCTTTTTTCAGAATCTTCATGGTCTATCTCCAGTTAAGGCGCCGGCAGGTCAGCTCGGCGCCATTGCAGTGTAGCGCGGAATCGTAGTGGCGTAAACTAATTATTCGAACCATCCTGTTGCTTCATCGCCACAATTCCGACAGAACACGCCAGCCACAGATTGGTGATCGCGCCGCATGATGAAGTAGTCCTCGCATCCACAATTGCACTGATAACCAAGTTGACCCTCTGAAGGGCCGTATGGCCAGCGGAACGTGCCTTTCATGGTGCTGCATTCAGGGCATTCGAGATCAATCCCATCGCCTTCCGTCACCGCCACCCATTCATGACGACAACCACGGCATATGGCTTGGCCTGATCGATGCTTCTTCGCTGGCTTTAGCTCGACGATGTCACCCATCGGATTCGTCTCCCTTGATGGTGCCACCGGCTGCGATGATTGCCTCTCTGCATCGTTGTGCATAAGCGACCTCAGCAAGTGGATCGTATGCGTCAGCGTGAACTGGCGGCAACTCCACCACAACCGAAGCCGCGCCATCCCTGAACCCCTGCGCGGCTGCCGTGGTCATGTCTACTGCGGTGTATCCGGTGGCCGGCTCGTCGAATGGGAATTTCTGATCACAGATATCGGGAACAGATTTGATTTGAATACCGCCATCATCGGCGAAAACTTCGTATGCGCCAGAGCCGGTCATGATTGCATCTCTGATGGCCGCGTCTATTGCATCGGGGACATTGGTACCCTTGGCTGGCCAGCAGCACGACACGCACTCAGCGCGGTTATGGCCGGGGCATTTCGATTCATTGCTCATGGTTATCTCCAGTCTTGTCGGTGTTTTCGGCTTGCGCCGCTTCATAGCCAGCCTTGAAGTTCCTGAACCCAGCAGCCAGATCGGCCTTCGAGTATGACCCATTGCTGAGCCTGAAGGATTTCACGCTATCTGGCATGCAGTCGTGGCGCTCAGCCCAGCTTGACTCGTAGAGGTCGTGGATTGTCATCTTGGGATCTCCCGATGGTATCCGCATGCGAGGCAGTGCGTGCCGCCCTCTGGACCACTTGAATTCACCATGAAGTGATGCCCTTTATTGCAATTAGTCTGTATGAAGTGCGCAGGGCATATCAGCAACGCATCAGGGATGTCGCAGGAGGCGCTTCCTGCTGATCTTCGAGCTGGCGCGCACGGCGACCACTTGCGCAGCCCTGAAGGCTCCCTGAGAGCCTCAGACAAAAGCTCGGCTGCCGAGCGATTAGCGAACTCGAAAGCCTGGAGCTTGTTGCGGAGGGTGGCGGATCTCAGGTCTCGCTCATCGGCGATATCCTTCCACATCTGAAGCTCTTGGCGGAGAGCCTCAAGGTAAGCCTCAAATGACGATTCATATCTATCGAGACTTATCCCCGGTACATGCCTGTTGGCGACACTGTTCTTTACGTCGGCAAGCCGATCATACATCTCGCGCTTAAGCTCTTCGGTGGTCTTGGTCATGGTGGGTCTCCAGTTATTTGCTTGATTTGGTTTTTCTTTCCATGTCTAAAAATGCTTCATTTGGCGTCGTGCCCCAGCCAAATTCTCTGGCTCCACGACAGAACCAGCTCGCCTTTCCTTTTGTTGATCTGAACAGGGTTATATGTGGTTTCATTTCAAAATCTCCGCCGCAAGAGCCTGGATTCGACTCCAGGTTTCTGAGGTAGGGCGCTCTTCATAAATCCGCAAGGACTCAGCAATCAGTCGAGCGCGAATAACATCGGTGACTGCCTTGTCAATCTGCTGCGCCACTGTCTTTGGCTTGTGATCCACAACGATAGGCAGCTCTGTTTGGCCGGGGAGGTTGATGGCGGTCATGGCTTTGCCCTATAGAACTCAAATTCAAATGGCCCGATGTAGATCCTTACCGCTGGCCGCGCACAAACCTTTGTGAAGTACAAATGCCAATGGCGTGGACGGAATCCAAATAGCAGCCATCCATCTTTTAAACTGAAGCTAACCATGTATCCATCTCCACGGTATTCATCACTAAAACGACCGAACTTTATCTTCATGACTTCACCTTCAGGCCGGCTGCTTCGATAGCATTCCAGCAACCAACAATCGCATCATGCGCAAAGCTAGGCACGTCAAATTCATCTGCGCTAGGCAACACAATCACCACCGCCGAGCGCGAGGCCTGCCATGCCCACCATGCGGATGCAAAAATATTCGTCCTGTAAGTGTCACCGATCCTGTCTTCAATCATTGTTTCCAGAAGAACAGATTCAAATCCGCCGAT